GAATCAAGCAAAAATATACAAGGCATTGACTAAAAGAATAGAATCGTTTGGTGATAATCCACCGATTGAATTATTAAACGGTAGATTCAACTTTTTTAATGCTATTTTAATTAACAACTTTAAAACAAAGGGATAAACAACATGAATATAATAATTAATACATTGATACTGTTTAGCATAACAATAATTACAGTTTACGCATTAACAATATATCAATTGTTTATGTAAAGATAATCCACCAAGTAAGATACTAAAGCCAGTTTAATCACTGGTTTTTTTACGTTCAAAGATTAGTGGTTCGGAAGCTATAAAAATATAGTATCGATCGTGCTGCTAAATAACTTGTCGAAGTGTTTCAAGTGTTAGGTGTTAATAATCCGCACAGGGATAGAGAGTTTTTAATAGTTTAATACAGTAGCTGTTATTGTTTTGAATGGTTAATGTAATGGCTAAAATACCACAACCCTGTTAATATTTATATTTACCTTGATACTACTATCAATTAACTGTAAACCTTGCTGTATAAGCATATTCAAGCCTTTAAACTATACTAAATGACTTATTCTATGAGTGCTTTATGTATGCAGGGAGGGAGGCTCAATGCCGACGCGAAGATGAATGTTACTATACCCAAATCACAAGAAACGAAGTTTCGACTTTTCCAAATCTAGGGGAAAAGCTCTTGTTTAGATGGGCTATCTGCAGTAACTCTGTGTTGGCTATAATGTTTATGAAAGAGTTATGTAAGATTTTAGCTGATAAAAACTATATTGTCAAGTTACGATATAGTTTGTTTGTTTTAATAAAGTAATATATACTATTGCTACTTTAACCTTCTTATGGAGATAATTAAATGGGTGAAATATATAAAGACTCAAGAAAGAGAAAGAAAGATGGACGTGCTGGTAACCTTGGTAATCCTGCCTTGGTTAAGGGTGTTGTGTTAAATCCTAAAGGGAGACCTAAAGGCTCTGTGAATAAGAATACTTTGTTAGCACGAGCTATGATGTCTGATAGAGGTGTTGAGGTAGTTCAGAAAGTAATTGATATGGCTATGGAAGGTGATGTACATTGTTTGAAGATGTGTATTGATAGAATATTACCTGTTCATAAGGCAGTTGATCCAAACCGTACTAAGACTGATGCTAACATTGTTATTAATGTTGGTGCTTCTTCTGATATAAAAGAAAAGATAGCTAATTCTGACCCTGCTAAACTTGTTAATCCTAAAACTAAGACTGACGATGAGATAATTATTGCAGTTGGTGAGGTTATAGAATGATTAAAATTGTAGTTAAATCAAGGGGTTACGTATAATGCCAGAGTTAAATGTAGATTTACATCCTGCTCAATTAGAGATATTTAATTCAACTGCTAGATTTAAAGCTGTGGCTGCTGGACGTAGATTCGGTAAGTCTAGGCTTGCTGCTTGGATATTGTTAATTAAAGCTCTACAGTCTGACTCAAAAGACGTGTTTTATATCGGTCCTACGTTTCAACAAGCAAAAGACATTATGTGGTCTATGCTAAAAGAGCTAGGTGAAGATTTAATCGTTGCAGCTCATGAAAACACCGCTGTATTAACTCTTATAAATGGGCGGAAGATATATTTGAAAGGATCTGATAGACCTGATACATTGCGTGGTGTTGGTTTGGCTTATGTTGTACTAGATGAGTATGCAAGTATGAAACCTCAGGTGTGGGAACAGATTATTAGACCTACTCTTGCGGACGTACGTGGTGGAGCGTTGTTTATCGGTACTCCAGCAGGTAAGAATCACTTTTATGACGTTTATCAAGATGCTTTAAAGCTAGATGACTGGGAAGCTTTCCAGTTTAACTCAACTGATAATCCGTTTATTCCTGATGATGAAATTGAAGCTGCAAGAGACTCTATGTCGTCTATGTCATTTCGTCAAGAGTTTGAAGCATCCTTTGAAACCTTCTCTGGTGGTGTATTTAAAGAGGAATGGTTTAAAACAGCAGAAGAACCTGAAGAAGGCTCTTATGTTATCGCTATTGATCCTGCTGGTTTTGAGTCTGTAGAAAAAGAACGTAATTTGAAACGATCAAGACTTGATGAAACCGCTATTGCTATTGTTAAGATAGATAGAGACAAGTGGTGGGTTAAAGATATACTACATGGACGATGGAATATTAAAGAAACAGCTAAAAAGATACTTACATCTGCGGTAATTGTTGAATCTTCGACTGTTGGTATTGAAACTGGTGCGCTGAAGAACGCTATCTTGCCTTATTTAGAGGATGAGATGCGAACACAAGGTCAATATGTATCGATTATTGAAATGAGACATGGTGGTAAGAAAAAGGCTGACAGAATTGTATGGTCTTTACAAGGTAGAATGGAACATGGTCAAATATCGTTCAATGAAGATAGAGATTGGCGACCGTTTATCTCTCAGATGGTTGATTTCCCTAATAGATTATCACATGATGATATGTTAGACGCTCTTGCGTACATTGATCAAGTGTCTGTTGCTGATTTCGCCCACACAATCGAGCTTGAAGACGATTGGCAGCCTGAAGATGAGGTCGCAGGATATTAAATATGCAGAAAGTCTCCTTTTTAATTGCGTTTATGATATATTACGCCTAAATTCCTAGAGAAATCAAACACTTATGTTCGATCAGAAAGAAACTCAGTATAAAGCTCTAGCATCTTGGCTTACATATAGACTAGAAGGATGGCGTGATCATCGTGATATGAACTATGTTGATAAGTGGGATGAATATTACCGACTTTGGCGTGGTATCTGGGTTGGTTCAGACAGATTACGCTCTTCAGAGAAGTCAAGAATCATATCTCCTGCGTTACAACAAGCGGTCGAGGCATCAGTTGCTGAATTAGAAGAAGCTACGTTCGGTCGTGGCAAGTGGTTTGACATTCAAGACGATATGTTGGACACAGATCCTTCAGATGTTGAGTACATTCGTAACCTATTACAAGAAGACCTTGAAAAGACTGGTGCTAAAGACGCTATCTGCGAGGTATTCCTTAATGCTGCTATCTACGGTACTGGTATTGGTAAGATTGTTGTTGAACAGAACATAGAAAGAGTGCCATCGGAAGAACCTGTAGAAGGAACGATGACCACAACTCGTACATTGAAGGAAATTCCATCAATAGACATTAAAATCGAACCTATTTCTCCTAAGGAGTTCTTAATTGATCCATCAGCTAACTCTATCAAGGAAGCACTTGGTTGTGCGCATGAAGTTATTAAGCCGAGACATCATGTTGTGTCTGGTATTAAGTCTGGTATTTATCGTGATGTTCCCCTTGATGGTGATTATGACACTGTTCGCTTTGGCTTCGACCCTGAAGTTAAGCAAGCTGACGAAGGCGATTCGGTTAAGATTACCGAGTATTGGGGTTTAGTGCCTAAGAGATTTTTAACTAAATCAAAAGACCAAGACGACTTTGAGTACACTAATAAAGCTAAAGATGAGCTAGTTGAAGCAGTTGTAACGATTGTTAATGACGAATATATCCTTAGAGCTGAAGAAAATGCGTTTATGATGAAGGATAGACCTTTCATTGTCTACCAGCATGACATTGTTCCTAATAAATTCTGGGGCAGAGGTGTTTGTGAGAAGGGTTACAACCCTCAAAAAGCACTTGATACAGAGATGCGAGCTAGAATCGACTCTCTTGCCCTAACGACCACTCCTATGATGGCAGCAGATGCGACCAGATTACCAAGGGGTGTAAAGTTTGAGGTTCGACCAGGTAAGACTATACTAACGAATGGTGATCCAAGACAAGCTATCATGCCTCTGACTTTGGGAACTACAGACCAAAATACTTATACCCAGGTCGCCTCATTACAAAACATGATACAAATGGGAACTGGCTCTGCTGATGTTGGTTCTGCCGAAAGAGCAACCTCTTCTGGTATGTCAATGACTCAATCTGCATCAATTAAGCGTCAAAAGCGTACTTTGATGAACTTCCAGAACACTTTCCTGATCCCAATGATCAATAAGTCGATGTGGAGAAAGATTCAGTTTGATGTTGATCGTTATCCAGTAGCTGACTACAAGTTTGTACCATACTCAACTATGGGAATCATGGCTAAAGAGCTAGAGATGACCCAAATGGTGCAAATGCTTCAGGCAGTACCTAAAGATTCACCTGCTTTCGATGTTATTTTGTTGTCAATGATACAAAACTCATCAATGCACAACAGAGATCAGATTGTTCAGCAACTTACACAAGGTAATCAACCTAATCCTGAGCAACAACAACAACAACAAATGGGTATGCAGTTACAAATGCAGCAAGCTCAAGCAGATATTCAGAAAACTCTTGCCATGGCTGAAGAAGAAAAAGCTAAAGCTGTTAAATGGCAGGCTGAAGCGGCTAACTTACAGCCTAATCAGATTGATATTCAAGACAAGGTACTCAAACTACAGAAAGATGCTATCTCATTAGAGAAGACTAAGGCTGATATTGCTAGTAAGAACATGGATACAGAGAGAACATATCCTGAAGTCGATCATCTAAGGTCTGAGACCGCTTTGAATATGGCAAATGCCAGAAAGATTGCACAAGAAACAGAAATTAATAGGTTTGTTCAATGAAGTCAGATGAACAATTCTTAAAAGATAGAACAGAATTATTCGAAGCGGAAGGTTGGCTAGACCTAATGCAAGAACTAGAAACCATTGAAGATAATACTCGAGACATTGAGACTATCAACAATGAGCAGGCTCTTTGGGATGCCAAGGGTCAGTTGAAGGTACTAGGCTATTTACTTAGTTTGGAATCTGCAACTACAATAGCCGTGGAACAATCGGGAACGACTCCACATTAATCAAACTTCACAATCCTGAAGAGGACGGAGACCAAGGTATGAGTATAGTAGTAGATGTAGCACCCGAAGGTGTAGGCGAACAGGTAACAGAAACTCAAGAGGTTTCACAAGAGGTTCAGCAAGAAGAAATTCAAGCGGAATCAACTTACGAAGCTCCTGAGAAGTATGCTGGGAAGTCATTAGAGGATGTGATTGGGATGCACCAAAATGCCGAAAAGGTATTAGGTTCACAAGGTCAGACAGTTGGAGAGCAACGAAGGTTAATCGAACAACTTATGACACAGTCACAAGCGAGTCAAGCTGCTAAACCAGCAGAAGAGACTGTCAGTTTTGAGGATAATTTTTACGATGACCCTGCGAAAGCAGTAAACTCAGCGATAGAAAATCATCCAGAGATTGTCAAAGCTAGAGAAGGTAATGTTAAGTCAGCTCAACAGGCTAACTTATCACAGTTAGAAGCAACTCATCCTGATTTTATGGATGTTATTGGTGATAATGGCTTTCAAAAGTGGGTAGGAGAGAGTGGTATTCGTACCGAGCTGTTCCGTAGAGCCGATGCTAATTACGATTATAGCGCTGCAAATGAATTATTAGGTACTTGGAAGCAAATTTCAATGATCGATAAGACGCAAGCAGTAAATAAATCAGAAAAAGCTAAGAGACAAAAGGCAATGCGACAAACCAGTTCAGAGACTCGCTCTTCAGGAGACGCTGTTGGTGGTAAGAAGATGTATCGTAGGAGTGATTTAATCAACCTACAAGTGAGCGACCCTAAGAGGTATGCAGATTTATCAGATGAGATAACTATTGCATATCAGGAAGGGCGCGTTAAATAATACTCAATAAGGAGAAATAAGATGGGTTTAGGTACTAACCATAGTACGATTACAACATCAGCTAATTTCATCCCTGCTCTATGGTCGGATGAAGTTATTGGTGCGTACAAACAAAACTTAGTTTTAGCTAACTTAGTTACAAAAATGTCACACAAAGGTAAGAAGGGTGACACGATTAATATTCCAAAACCTGCTCGTGGTTCAGCGTCTGTAAAGGCTGCTAATTCACAGGTTACAATGATTGCTGATACAGCAGGCGTTGTTCAGGTTAGCATTAACAAGCACTACGAATATTCGAAGTTAATTGAAGATATTGCTGAAGTTCAAGCATTATCATCTATGCGTAAATTCTATACTGATGACGCTGGTTATGCTCTTGCTAACCAAGTTGACGATAGCTTATTCGCATTAGTTGAGGGTTTTCAAGCTGGTACAGTAGGTGGTACAGGTGCTGCGGCATGGGAGAAAGCTGTAATTGCTGGTAACGGTACATCGTTATACACTGGTAATTCTTCTAACGCTTCTGACATTACTGATGCAGGTATTAGAGCGATGATTCTTAAACTTGATAACGCTGATGTTCCTATGGACAATCGTTGTTTAGTTATGCCTCCAATCGCTGCTAACGACTTGTTAGGTATCTCACGTTTCACTGAGCAACAGTTCATTGGTAACGGTGATGCGATTAAGACTGGTAAGATTGGACAGATTTACGGTGTTGACGTTTTCGTTACATCTAACTGTCCTACAGTTGGTACTGATCGTGTTGGTACTTTGATCCACAAAGACGCTCTAGTTCTTGCAGAGCAGGTTGGCGTGCGTTCACAGACTCAGTACAAACAAGAATACTTAGGTGACTTGTTTACTGCTGATACTATTTATGGTGTTGCTGAATTGCGTGACGATGCTGGTGTAGCGTTCGTAGTTCCAGGCTCTTAATATAGTTAGTTAAGCGTAGCCCTTGTCTTGGCGAGAGGGCTATTCTGAATTAATTAGGATTAGTTATGCCATTATTTGCTTACAAATGTAAAAATAACCATACTGAAGATAATATAGTTTCTTACAGTAGACGTGAAGAACCACAAGTCTGTCCAGACTGCGGAGAACCTTCTTACTACGAACAAACATTCTGTACTAATTTCCAATATGGTGAAGACTACAGCTCTTTCGCTGCTGACACTCACCGTTGGAATATGAGAGAGAACAAACGACACGGAACAAACGGAAAGAATTATGTTTGATATATTAGAAGACTCTACCTGTGAAAACTCTGCTGGAAGCTCTTTAGAGATTGACAGAGTTAAAGAAAAGATTAAGGCTATCTGGACTCAGATCATTAATGCTGAATACAATGATAAGTATGCTACTCAGAAAGAAGATGATGAAGACTATGTATCACTAGAAGATTACATTACGGAGAACAAATTGTATTTCCCTGGTGATGCCAAGCCTGAAAATGAAGTTGATGGCATTGTTAAGATGTTAGAAGACATGTTTGATCCTAAAGAAGAGTTAGAATCGGTTCAAGGTGGTGGAGCAGCTCCTACTTACAGTGGTAAACAGTTATCATCTAACAATGAGAAAGGTAAGATTGAAGCTACTGTGTACGAGGTAGACCATGCTATGACTAAAACTCCTGGAGACTCACAAACTTCTGCAAAATCAAGCACTTATGAGCATCATAGTGGTAAGATAGCACCTAGAAAAGATTCAAAGGTTAAGACGAGCTTTTCTCCTATGATTGAAAAGATTGTAGAAGAGCTTCTTGAACTTGAAGATAGACAAAATATTGGCAGAAGAAGGCAGTTGTTTAGATTATGAAGCGTATGTACTGGAAAAAAAAGAAGACTATTGCGATGTATCTTAACCGCAGACAGTTTCTTGAAGAGTTTTCACCTATTTACTCAGCTGAAATAGAAATAGAGCTAGAGTCAGGAGGTGTTTTTTTAATAACAGAAACATCAAGCACAGCCTCACCTCAATACATTAGAACGGAGTAGAAATGTCAAGTATTAAAATATCAGCTTTAGCAGCTAAAACAACCTCAGCAGGAACAGAAGAATTACTAATTAATGATGGTGGTGTAAGTAAGAAGATTACTATTGCTAACCTTCGCTCAACTTCTGATATTAAGACTTCAGTGGAAGCAGCTACAGATATTGCATTAGGTGGCAGCCCAACTACAACAACACAATCTGCTTCAGACAACTCAACTAAGGTAGCAACAACTGCTTATGCTGATACTGCTGTAGCTAACTTGGTTGACTCAGCTCCAGCTACATTAAATACTCTTGATGAGCTTGCTGCCGCTTTAGGTGACGATGCTAACTATGCTGCAACTATTACTACTGCTTTAGGTACTAAGGCAGCTCTTGCAGGTGCTACATTCACTGGGGCTGTTACAGCTACAACCTTTAATGGTACTGAACTGGCACACAAGGATGACCATAACTTAGGATTAGGTCATAGCGCAATAGCTGCTATTACTACTGGTGATAATAATATAGGTGTTGGTATTAATGCTTTAGCCTCTACTACTACAGGTGGTCTTAATATAGCTGTTGGTAGAAACGCTTTACTAACTAATATAACTGGTGGTAATAATACAGCTTTAGGTGGTGATGCTTTAAGACACACTACTAGCTCAAACAACACAGGCGTTGGGTATGATGCTCTTGAGGCTAATACATCAGGTACTGAGAATATAGCAGTAGGTGCTTTCGCAGGTGATGCTATCACTACTGGAAGTAATAATACTATCATTGGTCATTATGCAGGTACTACTGCTCTATCTGATACAGTTGTTATTGCAGCTGGTACTACTGAGAGGATTAAAGTTACTTCTGCTGGTTTAGATGTTAATGGTACAACTGCTGTTCTTACAGATACTGTTTATACTCACCCAAACCATAGTGGTGATGTGACTTCCACAGCAGATGGTGCTACGGTAATTACTGCTGGTGCGGTAGATACAGCAATGTTATCAGCTACTCTTGGCGATCTAAGAGGACGTGGTATTACCCACGTTGGTAGAGATACTAACGACTACATTCATATAGATGTTGCTCACGTAAGATTCTATATCAACGGTGTTAATGTTATGAGTGTCGATGCCTCTGGTAACGCCATCTTTAAAGGAACGGTAAGTTCAAATGGCACACCTGCTTAACACTAATATATATTAAAGGAGAGATAATATGGCTACAACGCTAGTAAGTACGGGAATAACCTTCCCAGATGCGACAACACAAACAACCAAGTCAGTGGATACGGTTTATACACACCCTAATCATAGTGGTGATGTAACCTCAACAGCTGATGGTGCTACAGTTATTGCTAATGGTGCTGTAACAGATGCTAAGATTGGTACTATGAGTTCTAGTAAACTGACGGGTGCTTTACCTGCTATCAGTGGTGCTAACTTAACTAACTTACCAGCAAGTGGTTTTACTTCATCAACATTCTTAGACCAAGGCACTCTATTCAGTAGAGCATCTGCCAATACAATTAACATTCCAGACTTAGGTGGTATGGTAGACGGAACTCTAGTTGAAGTTACAGCCACAACCAAAGATTTAAATACTTCTGGTAATTGGGACGCTTCAACCTATGCCACAGCATCTAATCGTGCTGGTAAAGACTTCTATGTTTATTTACTTAAAGCTGGTGGCGTTATTCTAAGTAATAATTCAACTGCACCTACTACTTCTGACACTACAAATTCACGCAAGATTGCTGGATTCCATTGTTTATGTGTGGCAGTAGGTACTATCTCTGGTCATAGTTTAACTGGATACACGGTAGGCGATATTCTTCCTCGTTCAGTGTGGGATAGGTTCAATCGTCCTACGTCTTCTCCAGAGGGTATGGTTCTTTCTAATGATGGAATGTGGGTAGACATTTACTTACCAAGCTATACAGGATTTGTGCTTAAATCAACTTATGCCTCTACTATTGCAGACGGCTCTAATGGTTGGCACGGATATAAATTTGAACAATGGTTTGGTGATATTGGCAAGAAATTAATCCGTCAAACTGAATTTGTTACAGCTTCAATAGGCTCTAATCAAGGTACTAATATTACTGGCTCTGCTGACCCTGGCACAACTGGTGGTCATAACGACACCGCTGGTCGTAGAATGATTAGTAATATTGGCTGTGAAGATATGGCTGGTGCTTTATGGCAATGGTCAAGAGACCCTGGTGGTGTTTATAGTTCTGGTGCTTCTTGGGTTAACGCTTATGATGGCAATGACTCTGGCGTAGCTGGACAACACTACCAAGCTCCAT